TGTCCAAGTCCTAAATTAAATTACAATTTATTAAGTTCTTTTTTTATTAATTCATATACTATAAATATGAGTGTTCAGTCTTCCCAAATCCCAGACCTTTTAAAGATTGGCAGTATTCCAGTAAATACTGCCCAAGATGTAGAAACTGCCGTTTTAGAACCAGTAGTTCATAGTGATGCTTTTTGTCGTTTTGTATTTCAGAATAAAGGCATCCTCCATTCTCATTCCAAGATTGAGATTGGATTAGAGAATATGGCAAGCAAGGCAATGTTTCCGATTGGCGTGGGTGTTTATTCACTTATAGACCGAGTTGCTTTAAAGATGGGAACTAAGACCATCTGTGAGATTGAGGATTTTGCCCATTGGTATGCTTACAAATCTACCTTTGTTGCGAATGAGAATAATAAAGAACGAGAACTCTACCAGAATGGCAGAGCAATTGCCCACGCCCCACAATATGAAGATGCCCTATTAGATATAGGAGATGCCCAGGGGTCGGGTGAAAGTGATACTCTTGCTTCTGCTATTGGAATTGATTTCGGCAGAGATTACAAAGACGGTCGCAATTCTGCTGCCCCTGCTCTTGACGGGGCAATGAACCTCCGCCCTCTGGACTTTATGAACCTCCAGCAGGAACAGGCAGAGAAGGGCAATGTGCCTGCCCCTGTTGCTTTACCTGAGGATGCCCCTACTTTCCAGTTATCCCTATCTGAACTTTGCCCCTTCTTAAAGATGAACCAGTTGCCCCTGTATATGATTAAAGAGCAGGTTTCATTAGAACTTACATTTACGAAGGCAAAAGGCACAGACCAAGAGACGGGGCAATCTCGTCGGGTTGTCCAGATATCTGAACCAGATGGCACATTAGATGCTATCTCTGCCCCTGTAATTGATACTACCAAGACCCGATTAATTGCTGACTATCTTTATTTCCCACAGGAGATGATGGAGAGTTATGCCCAAGCAAATGCCAATATGTCATTTACCTATGTTGATTATCAGTTGTCCAAGCAGAGTTGTTCAGTTGCCCAACTTCAGTCTCAGGGTATTCGCAATATCGGCGGTGCTGGCAGAATTGTCAGCAAGTTATTCTGGGGTATTCAGGATGAGTTTGCTGAAAGTGAATATCTCCTTGGCAATTTCTATTCCCAGGGTCCAACGAGAACTTACACAGGCACACCAAATACTGACAGCAATGGCACAGCAACATTTAATCTAAAATATAATGATAACTTCCTTTACCCTATTGATGTTGATAATTCTGCCAGACATTTCTACAATGTCCAATCAACTGAGGGTCTTGTGCCATTTGTTAATCGTGAAGAATATTGCGGAGAGGGAGATGTTCTGACCACTCGTAAGGTTTCTGGCAAAGTTCAGGGGGGCGATGGTCTCCAGAACGGCACAGCAGTCCAACGCAAGAACCACAGCAATCTCGTCTCAAAGTTCTTCTGGAATGGTGCTCGCCTCAACAAGAACCAGCGTATCAATTCTCGGGGTATTGAGTTATACTATAAGGTAAATGATATGCCCCCTCTCCTATCACGAACTGCCCCTGGCATTGGTGGTGCTGTTCATCTCTCTCCTGGGTATGTCCAGCGTGTCTATATGGAGGTTGTCCGAACTGCCACTCTCAACGGAGGGTATTTCCAGTGCTACTACGCCTAATTAATTCTATTTTTATCATCTATTTTTTAATCTATTTATTAATATAAATGACCTCTTATGTGGATACTATATTAATAGATTGTAATAGGAAGGGTTCCGAAGAATACAAAATAAAGAAGGGACTTAATGAACCAGCGGTCTTCACCTGTAAGCAGGGAGCAGGGATAAAGTTAAATCCTGGGGATGAGGTGTCAATTCATTCGGCATATATCAATGAAAGGGGCAATGAAGACAATATAGAGTTCTCTGGCAAAGTGCCAAAGGATAATCAGACCTATGAATTAGAATATACTGATATCATACAAAGCAGATTAACTACCGCTACTGAAACAGTTGGCACAACAGACCAAATAAAAATGCTGACCCGTAATCCTAATTGGGATGGACCAGACCATAGGATAGGATATGGGAGGGCAGATTGTTTATATTACCAATACGAGGGAAAGGGTGTTCAGCAGACCACGGCAATTAATAGGAAAAAGGTATTTGATGTGGTTGATAATGAAATCAATTTTGCCATCAGTTATTATAAGAATATGAATGGAGAGGGGTATTTATCATTACCCAGGCGATTTGATGCCCCTAATCCAATGCGACCTGACCCTGACAACTATGGATATCCAAACGGAAACTCGGCACAAAACGACCATACGAATGATACATTTGGTCCCCCGTCAAATCACGGAGACGCAAGCGTTAGTATGTGGTGCGGGGCACCTGATTACCCAAAGATTAGTCCCAGCACACCAGGGAAGTTTGATTATTATTTAGAATATGATTTTTGGTATTATTTATATACTGCCTATGATGGCAATGCGAGAATAACGAGGATGGGTGATTGGGCAGCAAAAACAGATTGGAACGATGCCCAATTCCAAACGACTTGGGCAGGAAATGATGATAGTGTAGGGGCAGGTTTCTTAGGAGATGCCACATCAAGATACAGAAATAGATTTATAAATGATGGAGACCAACCAAAGCAAAGGGCATTAACTACCGCAGGGGCAGTTGGACCCGATTGTTATTTTACTGGCAGATGTCGTCCCATTAACACCGAGAAGAAATTGCTGAAATCAGATTATGTCTGGTATCCTGATTTCCAGTTCTCAGCAGTTGATAGTGCCAATAATAGATACCCACAAAAAACCAACGGCGGAGGTAGTAATGTGCCATTTAAGACAAAAATGGTGTTCGGTGAGATGGGACCGACTTACAAGCACAGGCAGGATAATGATAGAATGACTATTTATATTAAACAAACTACCTTCTGGACGAAAGGGGCAAATAATACCAGCAAAGGCAAGACATCTCCGCTAACAGGGGCAGAAACTACAGCAGCAGAAGTAGAGGCAAAAGATAATGTAGATGATATACTTGGAGGGGGTATTGACCCAGCATTGACTTGTGAGTGGATAAGATATAAGGAAATAAAGAATGTCAAGATGGACACAGGATATAATACCCCTGATGATGTGGCAGAGCAATTCACAGACCAACTCAACAAGACCCAAGCATCAGACCCAGTCAAAGCAGAATTGATGGACGATGCCCCTGAACCACAGGACATCTCAGTCAAGCAGACCTCAGAATGTTATAAACCATTCCACTCAGCAAATCATTATACCTTCGGGGAAAATGTTGATACAATTACCAGAGCATATACAGGGGCAAATGATGCTATTACTGACCAGGCAATGATTGACTGGCAGACCGCATATCATTATATAGGTATTAAGAGACCTGATTTGTGGGACGCAGGCAGAGCAATCTATTATGACCAAATCCAATACCCAGGATTTGGAACAGGCAGAGCATCTGCCAGAACATTCCCTAAACTTGCTACGGGGCACGATATCACAAAGGCAGCGGCACAAGGGGCAGCAGGGGCAAGGATTGTCAGCACTATTCCTTGGACCGAGGCGAATGTTATGAAATATAAGGCACTTTTTGATGCCCAGGTGAAATACCCTGAACTCTTTGATTATGACTATAATGTAATAAATGGAGTAAAGCAAGAGATGGATGTTAATAACACGAGATTTCTACATCTTGACCAAGACCACCGAGATGGCACATCATTAGGCAGTGATAATTATGAAGACACAGCGACGGAGGCAAATGCCCAGAATGCTGGGAATAAAACAAGCACTCCCATCTTCTTTGATTTCTACCCTGAGCACGAGCATATGGAATATAGTGATGATTTCCCTGAGAATAGCATTGCCTGTTATGGCATATTCACAAAAGTCCCCACAAACGCAGGGGCAATGATTGGGTTTAATGCTTACAAGAATAAATTAGGAGATGCCGTTTTTGCTGTCAATACCACTCTATCTCCTGTTAATTGTATTGGATGGGATTGTCATTTCTCTGCTTATGGCACTAAATGTATTATGTTATATACTGGCAATTTAAATGCCCTCTACTCTGGGAAGGATTTGCTGATGATGAAAGATAATAATAAAGACCCTGCCAAACGGAGATTTCACAATACTTACCCCTATCTCAGGGACACTTATTTAGGGGCAAATCAGGTTGAGGTTGGGGTAGAGGAGAAAGGAAAGTTTTATTTACACCAACTCCACACCCCAGAGTATATAGGTAATTCATTTGCCTCTGGGTCAAGTGCTAACAATCCAATTAGTGCTGATGCTTCTGACCAAGTTTATCGGGTCAATAAGAGATTGAGCGGGGATAATTTCTGCCCCGATATGGTGCCTTATAGACCAACAATATCAACTGATAATGATACTGCCAATAATGGCAAGGTTGAGATAAGCAATTTTAATAACAATTTATCAGCATTTACGATTTATGATAGTATGTCAGGAATATTCATAGAGGATACTGGGATTGATTTGGATGATTGGGAGAATGGGTTGTGGGGCAAATTAGGATTTAGTTATAAGCAGTTTAATAGCAGTATTACATCTGACAGGCAAACTCGTCTTAATAACTTGATTAATGTTGAGAACATAGGGGCAATAACTACAAATGCTGACATAACGGCAGGTGATGTCCCAACCTATCCAAGGAATGCCTTTGGTGGAGAATACTATAATAATGCTTTACCAAATATCAATTTCCCAGCGTTTGAGAATAATGCGACTGAGTTTGGCAATTTAGTTATTCCAAGTGTTCCAGCAATCACAGAGACCCAAACATCTGTAAGGATAGCGGCAGATGGTTTGCCTATTAAGATGAATACTCCTTATTTGCTGGTGAAGAGTGATATAGTCCAAGATACTAAATACTATGGGATGGGGGCAGATAATGGGCACAACTACACTACGGGGCAATTATTACCCATTGTGGGAGTAGTTAATAAAGAGAATGGATTTGGAGATTACTATTTTGAGACGACCACTCAAATGGCATTCACAATTACCAAACCATCGGTAGTCAGTAGTATAACTACCTCAATCCACAATCCAGATATGTCCCTGGCAAGGTTGGAAAATGATAGTGCTGTTATTTATAAGATAAAGAAGACCAATACTGGGGATTATAATATTGCCGCAGAATTGATAAAAAAAGGTCAGTTAAATATTAATCCCCCTCAAGATATATAATGCTAAGTGTTGAGGAGATTTTGACTATTATAAGTTTAATTGATGATATCTCACCCAAAGACCAGAAGTCCCGCAACCAGTTAGGAGAGGTCAAGAAATATATTACCGAGCACGCTGAGGATGAAGATTATGTCCCAGTAGATAATGAAAGTGATAGTGAAGAAGAAGACCCAGGCGAACCTGAAGAGGTAATCATTGACCGCACCGACCCGAACTTTCTGGCAATTCAGTGAGTGGAGGGAGGTGAGGAAATAAAATCATAATCCTCTATCCAGTAATTTTATTTTGTAATCTGAGAGTTTCTAAAAATAGACCAGAACCCTCTACCCCCTCTACTCATTTTTCTCATTTTTTCTGGAAGTCTCGGAACCCCCCAGAAATCCTGCCCCTTACCCTTTACAACAATCACCTCTGCTCCTGAACTCAGAAACAGAACTACCCCTAACTCTCAACCAACTCCCTCGCTTGTGCCAGTTCAGTCGGCAAGCAAAGCAACTACCCCTCACAACTACCAACCAGTATGGTTCATCTCACCTACGACCTCAGCGACGCTGGGCACCACCTCCGAGAGGTGGTCATCGGCAGTGTCCAGCACTTCGTCCAGAAGGAGCACGGGTATATCCCCTGGAACTCATTTGCCGACATCGGCAAGTGGGACGACAGCATCAAGACCCCCGACATCAACCTCAATGGGCAACCAACTGACCAGCGGGCATTCTGGGACAAGTCCCCTCAGAATGCCCTGAAGTGCCACCACAGCAACTACCAACACCGCCCCCAAGGCAACGATGCCAAGGGCAAGAAGAAGTGCCACATTGAGTATGGGTGGCAAGAAGTCAATGAAGAACTCAACCCCTACGAGCGGAAGGACGGCATCACCCTTGACAAGGTGTCCATCATCGGGCACAGGGGCAATATCCACGCAGTCAATGAGAATGGACTGCCTGCCTACCCGGGGCAAGTCATCTACACCCTGAAAATCAGGGGCATCACTGACTGGTCAGATGAAGAGCAGAAGGCACTTGATGTCTATATGTCCAACTTCCTGACCAGCGACCCTCAGTTGTCGGGCACATCAATGCTCTACAAGTTCCCAGACGACTACTCTATGGAGGAAGTCTCTGCTCACCAGTCAGCAATTGATTGGGCATTCACTGAGGCATACTGCCACAAGCAGAACTTCCAGGCAGGCAAGAACTCCAAGGAGATGTGGGCGTGCCGCATCTGTAAGGGGGCATATTCCCGCAAGCAGGGGCAGAAGCACCACGACTTCGGGCACAACCCTGCCCCTATCTTCACCACGGGTCAGGCAAACAGTGGCAAGGTCTGTGAGGGATGTAATAGTCTCTTTGTGCTGTCTGCTCGTGTCGGGGGCAATCCATTTAAGATGAATTACCCCTGTGCCAAGGACCCGTGCCAAAACCCGTTCATCTACCCCAAGAAACCTACCAGTGAGCGACACGGGTGGGCATCAGCAATGAACTCATCTGCTGGAATGTGCTTCTCTGCGGGCAATCCAGATGACCCAGAAATCAAGTGGGACAGCAAGGATGATGCCGACCGTCGCACCAATGAGGTGGAGCGTCAGGATGATTACCTATCCTACCTGATGTCCAAGATGGGACAGCAGACAGAGGCATTCTTTAAATATGCCAATGATGCTGGATTTGAGTTTGGGTCGCATCCAGGTCAATTCACCAGCAAGGAGAAGGCAGTTGCTACTGGGATGATTAAGGAGTTGTGGGACGCAGTGCCCAAGAAGGACCGACTGGATTTCATCAGGACGATGTGCCAGGATGAGGTGGAGATGCTGACTACCCCTGCCCTGAAGAAGACCCTTCTGAAGCACGAGGCAGAGGTCGCTGCGAAATTGGAGGCAGACCTTCACGAGCAGAGGACAGAGGTAGAACTTCAGAAGGAGGAGGTCAGAGCAACTGCCGCTTCTGCCAGAGCGACACTCGCTCGTGTCAAGGAGGCAAACAAACCTCAGGGGCAGAAGATTAACGCTCTCAAAGATGAGGTCGCCCGTCTTCACGAGATTATCGCAGGGCAGAAGGAGTTGCTGGCAATTGTCAAGCATATCCCAGAGAAGGCAAAATGGAAGATGGTGTTTGCCCAGGTTCGCCATCACCCTGGTCGCCTGGTTCAGGGAGACCCAGAGGTGAATAACCGCTACGGCAATCAGTTCCACAACAAGACCCGCTATCCGAATGAGAAGTATGTTGAGCAGTGGGCAGTTGATGATTATAGGGAGGCATCCCAGCGTGCTCTGACTGCCCAGGTTGCTCGCCAGGCACAAATCGCCAAGGCACAGCGTAAGAAGAAGCAGGTAAAGGAATGCCCCTGCCAGGTGTGTGGCAAGATGTTCCCTGAGAAGCAACTGGCAGATGTTTGGGGCGACCTGCTCTGCCGTAAGTGCGCTAAGTAGAGTAGAGGGAGTGGAGGGATTAGATAGAAAAAAACAAAATGACAAAATAAAAACATCAATCATAGACAAACTGTAAAATTACCCCGCTCGCCTCGCCCCACCCCTCTCAGGGGTAAAATAAACTTT